TTAGCGAGCGACGGCTCTGACGTAGGCCTGACAGGCCTGCAATGCAATCAGTCCGCTATCGCCGGCGTCGGTGATGGCGATAATTCGTTGAGCATGCGACGGGTCAAGTCGGGCTCGCGGGGCGCCATTATCCAGGCTGCGGGAGCTGGCGGAGGCTGGCACTGAATCGCCTGAGGCAGCGTCGCCGGCATCGAGGAGAACTGACAGGCGCAGATCAGCAGTGGCAAGACGATCGCGCAAGCGACCTTGATCACGTTGGGCATCGCTCAGCGCTCGGTAATGGGTGTGTTCGCTGGCCGAAAGACGCCGCTCCAGCGCCAGACGCTTGTCCTGCTCGGCCTGTTGCTGCGTTGCGGCGGCCAGCGTCAGCTGATTCAGTGCCTCGGCGTGCAGCCTGGCCTGTTCCGTCAGTTGCCGGCCGTACCGCCAATCTTGAACGTGCCAGGCCAGCGCCGCCGAGCCATACGCCAACACCGCCAGTAACACAACAAGGCCGATTGCCCGGTAAGAAAACGGCATCAGACCGAAGACTGGCATAACACCGCCCTCGCCCGCGCCCAGAGTTGCAGACGATCTTGCAGGCCGTTAAGGCCACCGTTAATGCGGCGGGTGATGCTGTTGAATTGATCGCGGTCGGCCAGTTCGTTAAGGCCGTTTTGTTGCCAGAACCAGGCGGCTGATTCGGCGGCCCATTGAGGCTTTTCCAGCAGTTCGGGCAAAAACAACAAACGATCATCGCCGAACAGACCGAGGCTGCATTGGTGATAGTTGTCGCGACCGGTGATCTGGATCAAGCCTCGGCCACGATACTTTTGGCCATCGCCGTCTAACGCGGGTGTATTACCCAAACGGGCGGCCAACGTGCCGGTGTCGTACTTGCTCAAATACTGGTCACTGCCAAGTTCACGCACATAATGCAGCTGCCCGGACTCATGGCCGACTTGTGCGAGGAAAGCGGCGATGCGTTTCGGCGTATTGATGCTGTAGCGAACCATGGCGGTGTTGAGAACGGAAATGAAAACGCCCGCTTGGGAGCGGGCGTTGGGCATGATGGTTTCCAGCAGTTGTTGCGTAAGAGTCATGGTTATACCCAAAGACAGGATGGAAAAGTCACTCGGCCGTCACCGGTAGAAATCAGTTCATGTCTTCAGGACCGGGCATCCAGACAGGTCGCCTCGATCGAACAGCGATAGCTGTTCTGACGACTGCCGCTGGCCGTAACCTTGTCGATTGACCAACGACCGCGCATGAAGTCGGGCCATGTACTGTCCAGCAGCACCAGACCTTCGGCGGCCAATCCCGGATTGCCGGGGCAGTCGATCTTCACCTTCAATGCTTCACGCAACATCCGGCGCACCTCGCCTTCACCGGCGGCCCGGGCATCGCCTGCGCTTTGATAGCGTTGCCGAAGGGTCTTGAACGGCGCGATGCCGCTTTCCTCGACACGCACTTGACCAGCCGCTGCATCCCACCAACTGGTCTTGCAGCCCTGGTATTTTGCCCGCGCGGTTTCTTCGAGTGTTGCAGCGATAAAAGCCTGATCGCCCGGTCGATTGTTGGTCGTCACAGAGAGCTTTATGTCCGGCATGACTTTACCCGACAGCGACTTCGCCTGACCACGTCGCGCCAGCACATACAGATCGTTGACCGGTTTGGCGACACCGTCATGGAGGCAGGCAAGTCGGGTCAGAAAACCCATGTCCGTCTCGTTGGACTGGTCGATATGTTCAATCTTGATTTGCGCCAGATCAGGGGCTACGCGCGGTGAAAATCCATGCCTGGACGTCAACTGGCGAAACAGCGTCCCAATGGTTGTCGGACCATGACTGACTGATCGGCGTTGCTTGAAGCCGGTCTCATCCGCGGCACTGAACGGTGCCGCCGTGGCCACCAGCGTCATGCGCAGGGGAAACAGCGTCGGCGTGCGCCGTGTGACGACGAATTCACCCTTATCAACCAGGCCCGACTCCACATAGCCCACTCGCAAGCCGATTTTTCCGCCCAGGCTCGGCAGTCCTCCGAGTCCTTCCAAGTTAATTGCAAGCGTCAGTTGATCGGACTCTATCCCTGCCGCATCGATGTGCTGCCATGAAATCAGGCGCTCGTTGAGCAGCGCAGCGTTCGCACCGTAAATCTCAACCGAGGGTGTAAAACCAAGTGACATGTAGCCTCCTTAATCCCAGGCCGAAGCCGGCTGGGGTGCAATCGGTTTTGAATCGAGTTCAGGCAGCAGCACCCGCACACCCGCCGGCAATACCGGGGCAAATTCGGCGAGTCCCGGATTGAGACGCCAAAGCGCCTCCTCGGCGGCATCGTCACAACGCTCAAGCGCCCGATACAGCAGCAGATTCACCGAATCACCGGCAATACTTCGAACACTACGCATTGGCGAACTCCAGTAAATCGATTGCCCACTCGACCACCATCGCAGTGCCGTCATCAATCACGCTCGATTGGGTTTCCGACACCGTGATGATCTGCCATAGGCCCCAATTGCGGCTGATGCCGTCAACCAACGGCACAGGGACGCGCAGCGCCTGCAATGCACGCAACTCATCAAGCCGGTCCATCGCCGTCGCGTACATCGATTTGCCCGATATTTTCAGCGTTTGCAGGCCTTGGCCGGTCTGACTGGATATGGGTTTACCGGTGACAATGTCGATGCTCTTCCAACCTCCATCCGCCCCGCGCAGCAAGCTGTTGTAAGCGAAGTTTCTGGACAGGCCGAAAATGAAATTGCCCAACACCATTTGCTGACGCATCAGGTACCTCCGTCGGTCAGGGCCGCGTCACTTCGCATGGCGAGTGAGTTGGGCAGGGTCATAAGTCCGAATTGGCCGGTAATCTGCTGTATCACCAGGTTCGCCAACTGAGTGGCGCTGGCCTGATCCTGGCCATTGATGTAGATGTTCGCCGTCATCGAGTTCTGCTGATTGCTGGTCCGGGCGCTGGTCAGGTCTTTGCTGACCTGATCCGGAGCGGCGAGTTGGTCGGCAGGTGCGGCGAGTTTTTCACCCAGCCAGCTACCCGACTCCCCACCTATCCAGCTCCCTGCCAATCCGCCGCCGACCGCACCTATCGCTCCGCCAATGGCCGTGCCAAGGGGACCGAGTAAGGTACCCACAGCGGCGCCCATGGAAGCACCCGCCGAAGCCCCCGCCCAACCGCCGCCAGCGGCTCCCAGGCCAGCGCCGAGCATCTTGAGGTCGCCGCTCATCGTGCCTTCAATCACATCGGGGACGGCCTTTAACGCAAATGCTCCAGGTAAAAAACGCTTGAATACGCCCAATGAAGCACTCATGCCTTTCAGAGAATTTCCGGTGAGCCGGGGAGCCTCGCCGCCCAATACTCGCTTGGCCGCCTGACTGGTCATCTCATCCTTCACGGCTGTGAACAACGCCCCCACCAGCGGTTTGATCGCTGCTGCAACCAGCACAATTGCAGCGGTGGCTTTAGGCGAGGTTTCAGCAAATTCACTCAAGCTATCAACCAGGGAACCAAGCGAGTGGATCGAGCTATCCGTCGCAGGTGCCAGCGCATCGCCCGTGGCCACCGACAGATGATCAGTGCGTGCGCTCAAAACGTTCAACTGGCCTTGCCGGGTTTTCGACAGCGCGAGTGCGTCTTGCCTTACTGAGCCCTTGTCACCCAGTTCCGACGTGGCGTACTGGGCTTTGTCTTTCACCTGCCAGAAGGCTTGATTCACATCGCCAAGATTTTGCGCCATGCGCAGCGCCGCCAGATCGCTATTGCCAAATAACGTGGAGGCCAGCGTCGGGCGTTTCTCGGCAGGTTGCGCGTTCAAGGCCGCAAGCACCGACATTACCGTGCCAGGTGCCGCGTCAATATCACGCAAGCCGTTCGCCACCGCTTTCGGCTCCAGCCCCAGCTGCTTCCAGGCCGCCTGCTCGGTTTTGGAGGCCTGATCCCCCTTGCCCATGGCAGCGGCGATGTCTTTCAGCGCTACGCCGGCATCAGCCTTTTGCGTACCGGTGTTCAATAATGCCGTCGTTAATGCGGCGGCTTGCGCGGGTGCCAGGCCTGCTGCTGTAGCAGCACTACCATCACGCTGCAAGACGGCGCCGATGTCAGTTGCTTTCGCACCACGGGGTATCTTGCCCAACTGGTTGACTGCATCCGCCAGGTCAAAGGTTTGAGCACCGTTGAGCTTCATGGAGGTGCGCCAATCGACCATCATCTCTGCGACATCCATGGCCGGCATTTTGAACGCCGACGCGGCGACGCCAGCGTCACTTGCAAAGCGCAGCAGCTCAAACTGTCTGTCCGAAGCATTGGGCAGATCACCTGCGATTCCCGCCTTGGCGGCCAGGCTTTCAATCCGCACCAAATCAACCGCGTTGGTCCCTCCGGCCGCCACCAGCGGAGCGCTAGCGATGTGCTGGGTTGCCTGCGCCATCTCTTCGCTCTGACGCGGGGTAAATTGGCCTGCCTGCTTCAGATCGGCCCTGGCCGAATCCATCGCTATCGCGGGTTTAAGCAGGTCGGGCGGGTCGATAAGGCTACCCGACTTGCCCGCACTCTTCTGCTCGCAGGCCGACTCACACTTTTCACCGGCTCCCGTCGCCTGTGGTAACAATCGTTGCGACGAAAGCTTCAAGGTCAACGACTCAACAGCCGTTGTCAGTAGCCCGAGCTTGATCCCGACGTTTTCCAACGCCAGACCGAGGCCAGGCATTTGATCCCTGGCGTAGGGGCCAGTACCTTGTGCTGACATAACGCTTGTGGATGCGGTAGTCAGGCTGGTATGTGCAAACGCCAACCCACCGTTATCGATGGCTGCGTATTTGAGCGAATATCTATCGTCCGCCATCCCGCTCTACTCCTGTTTCACGCCAAGGCGAGTGATCGCGATGTCGTAGCGGCGCAATGCCTTGCCGGCGTCCCATTCCAGAATTTCCGCCTCACTTACCGAGTAAATGAGCGGCACAACATCGAGGATTACTTCGATGTCGCGCTCCGAAAGAAGTCCGCCGGTTTGTTTAAAAAATCGTCGATGCGTACCTGAAGCTGTGTCCAGTCGGGCACGGTCAACAGATCCAGATCAGGAATCATCAGGCCGGTGCAATGAGCGGTGATGAACTCGGCGCGCTCTTTGGGCGTCTTGAGTTTTTTCATCGCCTTGGTCGCTCGCAGTACCGGCATTTCCAGGGTGAGCGAGGTCAGGCTGCGACCTGCTGCGTTAAGCGGTTGCAGCAGTTGCACTTGATCGGGATCGTCCGATGCTGCGTCCGCTTCGGTGTCCTGCTGTAGAAAATACGACGCCGGGCGAGTAGACATCTCATGCACGTACTGCGCGATGCTCACGTAGTCCGGGCGTTTGAGCTGGTCGAGTTCCTTGACCGACAGACCGGTGGCCAATTTCGCCAGCTCAAAGAACTGATCATCTTCGTCATCGCCCGCGCGGGCCAGTGCTTCCTTCTGTGCAGCGTAAAACAACGGTTTGAGCTGAATCTGCTCGAGCGTCGATTGATCGTCGGCGGTGATCGGCGACAGCAAGACGTGAACGGGAGGCGTCCAGGACATGAAATGAATTCCTTGGGTGTGCAACCTGTGGGAGTGAGCCTGCTCGCGATTGCGGCGGTACATCCGACATCAAATGTGTCAGGCACACCGCTATCGCGAGCAGGCTCGCTCCCACAGGGACTGCGCTTAACTGAGTTGGGGTCGTGCGAGGGGTTACGGGATCAGCACCGCGCGACGGGCATCACCGAGAATGTCCACGCCGTTGAGCACGAACTTTTGCGTGCGCACGTCGATGTCGATCACCGGAATACCGTTTTCGAGACGGTTGTAGGTGCGGCACGAAAGTTCGAGCGTGGTGGTGGGTTTGTCACCCATTTTGATCGCTGTTTCGACCAGGGATTTCAGCTTGCCGCCGACGGTGTGGTAGGTAAACCAAGTGTTGCCATCCTGATCCTGACCGGCCTCGCGCACGTTCAGAAGAATGTCGTCCCCCAGTTTCACACCCAAGGCCAGCATCACCTCCGGCCCCATGCCTTGCAGGACCAGATTAGCCGTCAGCACGGTGCCGTTCTTGATCATTTCCTCGCCGATAAAGCGCCCGCCCGTCATGGTTTCCATTCCGAACTCAATCTTCGGCGGAGTAAAACTTTCCACGGTCGCTGACAACGGCAGGCCTTGCAGGGTGGCCGCGATGGCCTGTCTTACACGGTTGGTAAACATTAGAGAACGTCCTCCAGGAACTGCTCGATGATTTCATCGCGGGCGTTGAGTTGATAAACCATGTGTTCGTTCGGCGCGTAGCGGCCGTAGTCGATGACGATGAACCAGGTGCCGTTCTTGTACTTTTCGACGCTGTTCAATTCCGGGTGCAGGTACACGCTGCCACCGGGAATGGTTTCGTCGGCAACCAGGGTTTGCAGCCAGTCGTTGATGCGCTTGACCTCCTGATCCATGAACGACTTGGTCAGGTTTTTCGCCATGGCTTTCTGGCCAGCCTTGACCAGCTTGCGGCTGATCGCATCTTCGAGGCCGACGTAGCTGATGAACTTGCCGGTGATGGAGCGGTTACCCAACAGCGAGAAGCCGCCGAGGATGGTCCGGGCGTAGTAGCTGATGCCGTAGCGGTTGAGCAGATCGCCTTCGGTGGATTTGTCGAGGATGTTGTATTCCACGACCCGCGACACGTCTTCGGCGTAGGTCACCTGATTGCCCGGGCTCTCCCACTGCTTGACCTTGGCCAGGGCGGCGATGGCCAGGCTCGATGGCGACAGGAACACATTTTTCTTCGCTGCCTTGGAGTACACCGACGGCATGTTGTGTACCAGCAGGCAACGGTCAAAACCGAGGTCCGCACCGCCCAATTCCTGGCTGTAGGTCACTTGATCGGCCACCGCGGCGTCCTTGCCGTCGAGTACCACCCGCGCCTTGATGCGCTTGCCGAACGAAGCGAATTCACTGGCCACGGCTTTGGTGCTGGTGAAGCCTGGTGCACCGATGATGGTCAGGTCTTCGGGCACACCGCTCAACGCGGCCAGGCCCAGTTTGCGACCGGTCAGAGGCTCGACGCCGCCGATCACGTTATTCACCGTGTCCGCCGGGGTCGCGCCCTCTTCGACGATGACCACGTAGACCGGTACCTTGACCACTTTCAAGATCTGGAACACTGCGTGAAACAGCGTGCCCGACTCAGTGCCGGTCGGATCGAGCAGCGCCTGAGTGGTGAAGCTGTTGATGCGGAACGGGGCATTGCGCGGAATCAGCGGATCGGCCTTCGGCGCGGTGCCGATCAGACCGATGACGTTGTCACCCAGGCCGCCCATGGCCTCGGGGGATTCAGTGGCATTGACGGTAATGCCGTTGTGCTCGAAGTTCAGAACCTCAGCCATGGTTATTCAGCCTTCTTGGCAGCGGCCTTCACGGCCTTGGTGGATGTGGATTTCAGCTCCAGGCGACCGGCGCTGAGCAGTGCATTGGCCTCGACGTCGAGCAGGTCCAACTCTTGGCCGGAGGCGGACCAGTGACCGCGCCCGACGGGGAACGGGACGAGGACGGTGTAGGTTTGGCGTTCTGCCATTTGGGTTTCTCCAGGTATAAAAAAGCCCCTTGAGGAAGGGGCTGTCGGGTGTTGATTTGTGGATAAGAAAACGCCCCGTCGGTGCGGGGCGTTCAGGGTTGCGAAGCAGCGCTTTGATCGCGTGCTTCTATTGATATTTCTCTGGGCTCACTGGTCGACAGCCCTGTCAGGATTGACTGGGTCATCGTCAACAACGCCACGTATCGCGGATCATCGTCTTCAACCTCGACGATATCTGGCCAATACGCCGGGTCCTGGCGGCACGGGGAAATCGTGACAACCTGATCCCCTCTGATCTGTACGAACTTGCTCATATCGAATACCCATTGCAGTGAGCGTAAAACGTTGGTCCACCTGCATTACTGCTGGTGGTGATGTGCGTAAGTTGCGGCGTCTCAATCGCGACATCGTAGAAATTCAACAGCGTTAACTGACCCGCAACGATCGAGTTCGTGAAGTTACTCTGCCCGATGCCATAGGCGCCGGTAGCCAGGTTGATGGTCATGGCTCCCCCATTGACGCTGAACAATCCGAGCTCGCCGGAATAGGACTTGGCATTGGGTGGAACGACGTTGGTAATCGCCCAAGGTGCATTTGCGATGTTCACCATACTCGTAAACATCTGAAGCAATCTGATGTAGTGGCGACGCCCGTTTACGATGACCGGAAGCATTTGACCCGAGGCATTGGTTGCGACCACTGCGACAAGTGCGGAGGCGGTATACCCTGCCGGCATCGGCTTCTTGCACACGTCAGCGACAACGGCCGACGTTGCATTCACTGCGTACGCGACTGCTTGCCTGGAGACCGGATTGTAGATGGCGTAAATCGCCACGTAACCGCTGGACGGGGCAGTGCCACTGTCCATGCCTCCAGCGCCAACCGTCGCCAGATTAATGTTCAGCGCCAGGTTAGGCAGGACCCACTGGCGACCACCAAAAGCATCCTTGACCACCAATTCGTCAGCCGTGTAAGTGGCCGTTGCCGACTCAGCGGTCAGCACCATCCGGCCATTGCGTACATCGCCAACGACACCACGATTGACGGCCATTGTCTGCACTTCCGTGGCAAGTGCCGCGATATCGACATTTCCCTGATTGATCGGTGCGTTCCAGGCTTTGATGCACAACATGAACGCCACGTTGTTTGGTCGCGTGATGCCATAGGTGACCTCGGGGCCACCGGGAAGCGGGTAGTTTGCCTGCGGGTTCACACCCATCAACGTTACGCCCGAGTAAAGCCCCGTATCGCCGCTGTCGTACCCTGTCTTTATCCTTGATGCAGCGTAATCCGCGATATTGGAAGCGATCGTTTGGGTGGCCGGCAGGTTGGTGTCTATCGCTGCGATACTGCCTTTCTGCCAACTGCCGATCATCCGGCCCGGGTCAACACCACGACCATGGTCCCAGCCACGAACAAATTCGCCACGCGACTCAGGCAACCGGGTGTAGCCCGCTGCGTCACCTGGCAAGTTGTACTTGCGGTTGAGACAGGCAGCCAAATCAGGATACAGCGTGTCTTTAAACAGACTGTTATCTACTTCGAGAAAACCTGGCGGAACGCTTTCCGTTGGAAACGTGACCATAGCCCCGACTGGTAGAGCCGAAGCCTGCGCGATCATCGCCTCGATTTCGGGCTTCGTGTAAGTATCCTTGATGCCAAACCCCGCCAGGGTTTCCGGGTTCGTGCCCGCAGTGGCGCGTCCGTATTTATCGACCGTCAGGCTCTTGTAAGTCCCAGCCTGAATACCCGTTCTACCGGCCAGCATTTCAAAGCTCAGCGTAGTAGTGCCCAACGTAATCGGACCATTCGTGACCAAGTGCCAAAGAGAGTCACCGTTCGCCGCACCCTCTTCGACCATTACAGTCAGGTTTGGCGTCACTTTGATGCTGGCGTTGGCGTCAGTCGCACGCAGCCAAGCGCCATTGGCCGCAACATAAATGCCGTTGTCCTTCGCCGCCGTTTGCGCCACCACCAGCACGCGTTGTCCAGACAGCACCGCGACGCCGTCGATCTGCTGCGCGCCACTCAACACGATGTTTTCCGTAGTCGCCGCGCGAACCGATTGCTTGCCATCGAGCTTGCCCAACTCGTCCGCGAGATAACCCATCACCCAGGCCCGCGTTGCCTTGACCACTGTGTCATCGATCACCAGTGTCACAAGTGAGGCATTGCTCGTCTCGAAAATCGAGCGGATATAAAACTCTTTGCCCGACCCCGACGTCGCCAATACCGGTTTAAACGATTCCGGGTACTTCACGATGGCGTACAGAATCCCGGTATCGGTCCAGATCCCGGCCTCACGCACATACCAGCCGCCAACATCCGGCGGGATGGTCACTTCAGCCAGCAACCAGCTCGGATTTTTCTCATCCTGGAACAGCGCATTGAGCGGCCCGCGCCAGACTTCGCGCTTGAGCGCGGTGTCGGTTGCCGCCGGGTTGTAAACCGCGCCACCGCCGTCACCAACGGAAAGTTGAGACAACTTGATCGGCAAGCCCGCCGCCTTGCAGGCAGTTTCGTAGGCGATCCCCGCATTGGTAAGCAGGGTGTAATAGTCGGCCATTTAGGACCCCTGAGGATAAATAGTGGAGGTTTCGACGGTGTAGAGCCCGGCGGCCATAAAGGCCTGGCCCAAGGCTTCGAGCCCTTCGATGACAATCGGATATACCGTGGTCAGTTCGCCACAGACGGTGGCGGCGCCGATGACGTGATTGCCGAAGGCGCTCAAGCCGACGGAGACCGTCAAGGTGTCGCGTTCGCTTTTGGCATCCGCCAGCCGTCGATCAAGGCGAGCGTCGATTTCTTCGCTGTAAGGCTGTTCGGTAAAGGCCCGAACGGAAAAGCTATAAGGCGGGCCTGGCGGTGTTTGCTCGTACCAGGCGCGCACGTCGGGTCGCAATTGCAAACCTTTAGCGGCGTTTTCCAGCGCCTTTCGAGTACCGGCCTGTCGTGCGGTGGGCCAGGCGAGTTCGACCGTTAAACGCTTTTCAGCTTCGGGCGCTTCGGAACTCCATTCGCTGACACCGCGATCCGCTCCGAGGTACGGCAGGAACGCCAACGGTGTTTCGGTGGGGTTCATCAACTCCGGAAACGGCGGCGTAATACGCTCAAGCAACCGGCCAAAACCCAGATCAAGCGCCCTTTCCAGCGGCGAACTGTTGGCCGGCAGCAGGCCAGGACGAGACGTTTCGTCACTCATAGCGTGTTCACCTCGACCTCGACGCCCGTGCAATAGGGTGCTTCGAAAGCGGTTGTCACAATCGGCTCGACCGGCTCGAGAATCTCAAGCTGAACCGCGCCAGCACGGTGCAACGTGTAGTCGATCCAGCTCGGATCCACCCGCCCTTCCAGTCGATGACAGGCATCGGCATACGCCTGCAACTGCTGTTGCGCGGCAATCTGGGTCAGCCCCGAATCAGGCCCGGCGTTGATCTTCGCCACAACCCGGATTTTGTAGGTCTTGATGTGCGCCCCCTGCACCGTGACAAGGTCCGTTTCGGGGCGCACATCAGGCCGGGCGAAATGCTGGCGAACACCGTCAAGCAACGCTTCGGATGGCGTGCCATCACCTTCCCGGGCAAGCACGGTAACCATCACCTCGCCAGGAGCGGTGCGGCGTCCGTTGCCGTCCTTGACCTGCGCCGCGTAGCCGTCCGGGTCGAACGTGTAGGTGACCGTCACCACGCCCGCAACGGCGGTTTCCACCTTCACGGCGGGTCGCTCACCGAGGGTGAACACCTCACGACGGTATTGCATGCGCGACCCGGCGGCCGGTGCATGGGGCGCCAGGTAATAACGCAACCGGGCGTCATCGTCGCTTTCATAAACCGGGGCCACGGGCGGGAATGCCGCCGGGTCGCCCGGGTCCAGCAATTGTCTTTCAAGGCCCATGTCCGCCAGTCGCGCATCGAGATTGCTACCCGTCGCCCACCACGCCAGCATCTGCTTGATGCGGGCGTTGTACTTGCGTTCGTGGATTTGCAGACGCACACAAAAGGCTTCAAGGGCCAGGGTCAGCAACTCGCTTTCGTTGTCGAGGCTGACTTTGAGTTTTGCCGCACGCTCGGGAGAGCGGGCTGCGACGTACTCGACGACAAACGTCTTGAACTCCGCGAGCAGGTCCTCGAACGCCTCGACGGTGACGATCGAAGGTTCGGCCAACTGGTTCTGCCCGGGTATCAACATACTCATGTCACCACCTCGAATGTCTGATTACGGTTTTTCCAGAGGCCGGCGAAACGCAGCAGCAGCCCTGCCCCGTGTCGGCTGGCAACAATGACCTGAGGCTGGAAATCACCAATGCCGTTCTGCTCGTTGTAAAACGCCTGCGCCGCGTGGCTCTGGGCAAGCATCAGCATGTCGTCGCCGAGGTTCTGACCCAGCAGGTCCGGGATCAGGGAGCCGTACAAAGGGCGCTTCTGACGCGTACCCAAGGGGGTGGTCAGCGCCCGGGTTGCGCGCTGTACAAACTGCAGCCAGTCGTCGACCGTTACGCCAGTGTTTCTATCGATTCCGATCATGGAAAACTCTTTATGCAGTGCTAATGACTCGCCCCTGGTGATCCACCACGAGGCCGCTCAGGTGCACACCGGATGCGTCGAGCAGTAAGCCGGTCGCGCCCAGTTGCAGTTGGATCGCCTCAGGCGTCATGACCAATCGGGTCGGGCCGATGCTCAGCTCGAGCGATTCGCGAGTGCCGATGAATGTTGCAGGGCCGTTTTGCCAGCGCAGGGCATGACTGGCGTCGTCGTAGCCACTTTCGGTGCCGTCCTGATAGCGGCGACGCGTCAGCGAAGCCATCGTTGAGGCCGGCGGAAACTGACCACCATTGAGGCCGAACAACGCAACGGACTGACCGCTGCTTTCACCCCCGCCATGGTTCAACAACACACACTGTTCACCGATGGAGGGAATGCGCGACTCGCTTTGTGCTCCGGCACTCGGGTTGAAAAACCGGATGGCCGGCGTCAGCAATTCACCATGGCGGACCCTGCACGTGTTGCTGCTCGCATCGACTTCCTCGCACACGCCAATGCGGCAGAGGCTGTCGGTGCGCCGGTGCAGGTCTTCAATCTCGGTTTCCATTTCGGCCAGACGCTCGATGATCGGGCCCAGGTGTTGGCTGATAAGTGCATCGAACATGGATTACCCCTCAAGCGTCTGGTACTGGTCCGGATCGTCGATGTTCGACACCTCCCACGTGCGGGCAAATTTAGGCGTGCCCAAGGGGTCATCCAACAGCAACGGCCCGAGGTACAAGTTCTGGGTAAATGAAACGGTCCAGGCGTTGTATTCCCTGGAGCCGCTGATGAACGTGGACGCAATGCCATCGATGCTCATCGGCACATCGCACTGATCGCCGGGCAATTTCCAGCGGTTATCGGTGACCAGGTTTTTCAACTCGCTGCCCAGATCGCAGGCCGCCAGGCCGGAAGTGGGCAACACGATTTGCAACGAAACCGTCAGTAGATGAGCGATGCGCCCGTCATTGGCACGCCTGCCCGGCGCATCGTGTTCGAGTGCAATCAGAACCCAGGCCAGATTGCCTGCGCTGTCGAAATCTTGATGACTCCCGACATTCAAACCGGGAACGGCGATGCGCAGTGCCTCTGCAATCGCGGAAAACAGCTGTGACGGTTTTTCGATGACGACCGGCATTAATGGCCTCCTGTCAGATTTCAATGTGAGGGGCAGCGACGTCGCCTCACTGTTGATCAGGGCGAGAATCGCGCGGCGGCACTTCGCAAACGCCAATCCGCTTGGCCGCCCAGCGCTCATAGAGCCCGATGGCAACGTCCGCCCCGGCCATCGCCGTCAAACAGCCAAATGCGCAAGCGGCCCAGATCGACATGCCGGCGGCGTACAGCAGCATGATGGCCGAGACCCCGCACACCACGCAGGCCCCGGAACGCAGGGCAAGACGCCGCAGCAGCGACCAGCCGCGGGCGCCGTCCTTGTCCGCGCGCCACATTTCGCCGGACACCCCGCCCACCAAGGCAAGGACAATGACGAGCCAGATCGGCATGTCCAGCAACGCTTGTTGCTCGTTTGTCATGTCACGTCCCCTGGGGGTGATTGATAAAGGATCGGGCTGCTTGTTTGGAAGCAACCCTCGCGATGTCAGGCGTGAAGGGTTTACAGACGTTCAACAATCACGCTGTCGATAAAAGCGAAGTTGTTGTACGGGTTCTGTTCGTTGAAAAAAGCCAACGTCGTTTGCGGCGTAGTCGCTGTGAAGTCGTAAGTGATGGTGCTCCACTCGACCGTGACGCCTTTGGCAGCCGGGGTGTTGAAGGTGGCGGTCTGCCCGGCCACTTTCACCTGGATGACGCCGTCGCCGGAGCGACTGGCAAACCGCGAATTACCTGCACTGAAGGTCAATCGGTACTTGGCGCCAACCGTGGTGGCGAAGTTCTGTTGAATCCCGCCGCCGTTGCCATAGACGTAGTTGGCCAGGTCGACAATGACCACGCCGTCCGCGGCGACAGAGCCACCAATCGAGGCCGGCATGTTGAAATACTCGGCACCGGACAGAAATGTCGTCCAGCCCGTGATAAAACTGGTTTTCGCCGCGGTATCCAGAATGCAGCTACCGCTGCAGCCAGGCTGTTCAAAGCTGCCGTTGACCAAAAGGTTGGCGGCAACAACATTGCCCCCGGCGCCGAGCAGCGCAATGGAAAGCAACAGCGGGGTAACGTACTTTTTGAAACGGTTCATGGTTCACCTATTGAGTTAATGAGTTGTTTGCGCGGCGGATGCAGCGCTTATGTCGCTCAAAGGCGATCGCTCGAGGCTCGTGGCCTTCACATGATTCAGCGTCCCGCATCGCGAGCACTTGATCTGGAGTTCGGTGCACTCACCCACTCGGGCGAGCAGTCTCTTGCAATGTCCACATCTGCATTCTTTCAACATCTGCAATGCCTTTTTATTTCTGCCGGATCCTTCCTGTTGCTCTGCCGATGCCCAGACGAGGGTGGGTGTGCCTGAGGGTAGGTAGGCATTCCAAAAAGCCCGGAGCGTTCCGGGCTTTTCAGTAATGCGGTCCTTCGCGTTGACTTTTCGGCGCTACTGGCGCGGTACGAGTCCATTCAAATTGTTCTTCCGACCGCGGTCCCTGCCCGCCGGATAACTGCTTCTGGTGCTTTACGCTGCACACCCGGGTCAGTTGCCAACCCTCTGAACCGTTGAGGCCGGTTCATCGCTGCCTTTGTGGTGGAACTAAAGAGCTTTGTTTCGAGCTGCTTTGTTGAGCGGCTTGAGACAAAGAATATGCATGGATGCATATACAGTCAATGCATAAATGCATTTATTTATGCGCGCAGAATGCACGTACGCATAGACATCCCGCAAACAAAGGCGCTGACGGTTTTTGGCAGGCGAAAAAAAACCCGCTCTCGGCGGGTTTTAGCGGACAGCGGTGAGGTTAACGGGCGTACATTCCCCACCAGAAAACGTGACCGAGAATGACGATTTGCTCTTCCTGGACTTCCTGGAAGGTGTAATCCTCGTCCGGGTGTTCATCGCGATTGAAGCTGCGCAGGCGAATGCCGGTGGGCAAGCGATAAAGCTGTTTGACTCGCAATTGACCGTTGTGGTTGATGGCATACAGGTCGCCATCAATGATGTCGCCAATCCCGCACTTGCCCGCATTCACGCCAACGGTGGCGCCATCGCGCAGCACCGGCAACATACTGTTGCCGCGCACCGTCACGCATTTCGCCTGATCAAACTGCACACCGTTGTGGCGCAAACTGCGCTTTCCGAAGCGCAGGCTAGAGCGCTCGCTCTCTTCGATGACGAATCTTCCTGATCCAGCAGCCAATTCAACCTCGCGAAGAAAGGGGACCGACACCTCGTCGTCATCGACGGGCGTATCGTCGTCCCACAGACTTATGTCCTTGAGTTCGGAATGCAATTCATCGCGCCCGGCATTGGCGGTGGACGCAACATCCGCGCGCCCCCGCAACTGATCGGTGCTCACGGCGAAGTACTCGGCAATCTTCGAAATGTGTTTATCTGAAGGATCGACGATCTTCCCACTGAGGATCCGCGAGAGAGTGGATTGAGGCACGCCGGTGCGACGGTGAAGCTCCGTGGGGGAGATTCCGTGCTGATCGAGCAGCGCTCTTAGGACGGTAGAAACATTGCGTTTTTGCATAGCGGGCATAGTGCTTGAACTTTTTTCGGAAGACAAATGCTGTTTTGCATAAATCATGCATAGACAGCAGAAATGTACAGCAGGGCTTTCACGCCTGCGTCCGGCAGACCGCTCATGTTAACCTTGCGCCTATCGCGGAAAAGCCGGGCCGATGTCCCTCCTTTGCCCTACACCTTTCAACGAATTTGCCTGATATCCGATGAATAAAGCACTGTCCGATCTGTCCAGCCACACGCCGATGATGCAGCAATATTGGCGCCTGAAGAACCAGCACCCCGACCAACTGATGTTCTACCGCATGGGTGACTTCTACGAGATCTTCTACGAAGACGCGAAGAAGGCCGCCAAGTTGCTGGACATCACCCTGACCGCCCGTGGTCAGTCGGCCGGTCAGGCAATTCCGATGTGTGGGATTCCTTACCACGCCGCCGAAGGTTATCTGGCGAAACTGGTCAAGCTCGGCGAGTCGGTGGTGATTTGTGAGCAGGTCGGCGATCCGGCCACCAGCAAAGGGCCGGTGGATCGTCAGGTGGTGCGAATCATCACGCCGGGTACGGTCAGCGATGAAGCGCTGCTGGATGAGCGTCGGGATAACCTGATCGCTGCGGTACTGGGTGACGAGCGTCTATTCGGTCTGGCCGTGCTGGACATCACCAGCGGCAATTTCAGCGTGCTGGAAATCAAAGGCTGGGAAAACCTGCTGGCGGAACTGGAGCGGGTCAATCCGGTGGAGCTGATGATCCCGGATGACTGGCCAAAGGACCTGCCGGCGGAAAAACGTCGTGGGGTTCGTCGCCGTGCGCCGTGGGATTTCGAGCGCGACTCAGCGCTGAAAAGTCTTTGTCAGCAATTTTCCACCCAGGACCTGAAGGGTTTTGGCTGTGAAAACCTGACCCTGGCCATCGGCGCCGCCGGTTGCCTGCTCAGCTACGCCAAGGAAACCCAGCGCACCGCCCTGCCGCACTTGCGCAGCTTGCGTCATGAACGCCTGGACGACACCGTGGTGCTGGACGGCGCAAGCCGTCGCAACCTGGAACTGGACACTAACCTGGCGGGCGGGCGCGACAACACGCTGCAATCGGTGGTCGATCGTTGCCAGACGGCCATGGGCAGCCGTCTGCTGACTCGTTGGCTGAACCGTCCGCTGCGCGATCTCACCGTACTGCTGGCGCGCCAGACCTCGATCACCTGCCTGCTCGACGGTTACCGTTTCGAAAAACTGCAACCGCAGCTTAAGGAAATCGGCGACATCGAGCGAATCCTGGCGCGGATCGGCCTGCGTAACGCCCGTCCTCGTGACCTGGCACGCCTGCGCGATGCGCTCGGTGCGCTGCCTGAGCTGCAAGTGGCGATGACCGAGCTGGAAGCTCCGCACATCATTCAATTGGCGAAGACCACCAGCACCTACCCGGAACTCGCGGCGTTGCTGGAAAAAGCCATCATCGACAACCCGCCCGCGGTGATCCGTGACGGTGGCGTTTTGAAAACCGGTTACGACAGCGAACTCGACGATCTGCAATCGCTCAGCGAAAACGCCGGGCAATTTCTGATCGACCTTGAAGCACGCGAAAAGGCTCGCACCGGCCTGTCTCACCTGAAGGTCGGTTACAACCGCATTCACGGCTACTTCATCGAGTTGCCGAGCAAGCAGGCCGAGTCGGCGCCGGCCGACTACATCCGCCGCCAAACGTTGAAAGGTGCCGAGCGGTTCATCACACCGGAATTGAAAGCGTTCGAGGACAAGGCACTGTCGGCCAAGAGCCGTGCCCTCGCCCGCGAGAAGATGCTCTACGAAGCGCTGCTCGAAGACCTGATCGCCCAGTTGCCGCCGCTGCAAGACACCGCCGCCGCACTGGCCGAACTGGACGTGCTGAGCAACCTTGCCGAGCGCGCCCTGAACCTCGACCTGAACTGCCCGCGCTTCGTTGACGAGCCGTGCATGCGCATCACCCAGGGTCGCCACCCGGTGGTCGAGCAAGTGCTGACCACGCCGTTCGTGGCCAACGACCTGAGCCTTGACGACAATACGCGCATGCTGGTGATCACCGGTCCGAATATGGGCGGTAAATCCACCTACATGCGTCAGACCGCTTTGATCGTGTTGCTGGCGCACATCGGCAGTTTCGTGCCGGCGGCCAGTTGCGAATTGTCGCTGGTGGATCGGATCTTCACCCGGATCGGTTCCAGCGATGACCTGGCGGGTGGGCGCTCGACCTTCATGGTCGAAATGAGTGAAACCGCGAACATTCTGCACAACGCCACCGAACGCAGCCTGGTGCTGATGGACGAAGTCGGTCGCGGCACCAGCACCTTCGACGGCCTGTCCCTGGCCTGGGCCGCCGCCGAACGCCTGGCCCATCTGCGGGCTTACACGCTGTTCGCCACCCACTATTTTGAGCTGACGGTGCTACCGGAGGCGCAACCGCTGGTGGCCAACGTTCACCTCAATGCCACCGAGCATAACGAGCGCATCGTGTTCCTGCACCACGTGTTGCCCGGGCCTGCCAGCCAGAGCTACGGCCTGGCGGTTGCGCAGTTGGCCGGTGTGCCGAGCGAAGTGATCGTGCGTGCTCGCGAGCATTTGGGCCGACTGGAAGCGACTGCCCTGCCTCATGAAGTTCCGAAGCCAGGCAAAGGCAAACCGGCCGCGCCGCAGCAGAGCGATATGTTCGCCAGCCTGCCGCATCCGGTACTGGATGAGTTAGCCAAACTTGATCTGGACGACATGACACCGCGTCGCGCGTTAGAAATGCTCTATGCACTAAAGACACGGATCTAA